ATTTAAAATACACTTAAATAGATAAATATATATTATATCATAATTATGACAACTGAAAATGATAATACTATTATCGAGACGAATGAGGATGAATTAGACAGTGATACAATACCACAAATAATAAATAGTTGGGATGATTTAGATTTATCAAAAGAAATTTTGCGCGGTATATATGGGTATGGTTTTGAAAAGCCTAGTCCAATTCAACAAAAAGCAATTCTACCCATTATTAACGGTAGAGATGTTATCGCTCAAGCCCAATCAGGAACAGGAAAAACTGCGACCTTTACTATAGGCATTTTACAACGTGTAAATACTAGCGAACAAACAACACAAGTCATTATTTTATCACCAACTAAGGAACTAGCCGTCCAAACATCTGATGTTATTTCATCTTTAGGGACTTTTATGAATGGGTTAAAAATTCAAACTCTTTTTGGAGGTTCTGTAATTGAAGAAGGGAGTAGTTTTTCAAGTAAAAACGTACCTCACATTATTTGCGGATGTCCTGGTCGCATCCATGATATGATGCGTAGAGGAAACATAGGAAGTAAAAATATTAAAACAATTATTTTAGACGAAGCCGACGAAATGTTGTCGGCTGGATTTAAGGATCAAGTTTATAATATTTTTCAATATTTAAATTCAGAAGTACAAGTTGGACTATTCAGTGCTACTATGCCAGATGGAATAAATACAATTTTTGAAAAATTCATGCGTAATCCTGTTAAAATTTCTGTAAAGAGAGAACAATTAACTCTAGAAGGAATATCACAATATTTTATAGCGGTTGATGACGATAGGCAAAAATATCTTACCTTAAAAAATATTTTTTCATTTATTGCGTTATCAAAAGCTATAATTTATTGTAACAGCGTTAAACGAGTACAAGACTTATATGAAGCAATGTGTGAAGATGGTTTTCCAGTATCTCGAATTCATAGTGGCATGGAAAGGGGCGATCGTACCAAATCTTTTAACGATTTTAGAACGGGAGAAACGAGGGTTTTATTATCAACTAACGTTACAGCACGAGGTATTGATGTTCAGCAAGTTAGTTTTGTTATTAATTTTGATACTCCAAAATGCGTACATACATATTTACATCGAATTGGACGTTCTGGAAGATGGGGAAGAAAAGGTGTAGGTATTAATTTCATTACTAGAAGAGATGTTCTTCAAATTAAAAAAATCGAAGAACACTATGTTACTCAAATTAATGAAATGCCTGCTGATTTACAATTTTTATCGCAAATTTAAAAATTTTATAAACAGTCAAAATTATACTAGATAAATTCAGAGATAAGATATGGTTTTATTAATAGTGTATCAAGATTAGCAATATATTCGTAAAAATAATTCATTATATTTCTATCTTAAAATATAATGAGTTCTGATTCAAAAATTAATGAAATAAACGAATATTTTAAAATGCCGATTTATTATAATGAAAATAAAATAGAATTAAATAAAAATATCATTAATGATTTAGAATTAATTGAAACAATCGATTCATCCTCAAATCCTATTTATAGTTTTTGTTTTGATAATGATAACGACGTTTCTAAAAAACTTAACGAACAAATTTGTAAATATTATACAACAGATATTAATTTTTTAAAAGATAATCAAAAACTTTTAACAGAATACAAGTCGGTAGGTGTTAAATATACAGATTATTCTACAAACTATAAAAATATACTTGATATTTGGAATGAAATAAAAATAGACGCGGGATTTAAAGAAAGATACTATTTTATCGAATGGGAAGCTTTAGAATTTTTAAATAGATCACAATGGTTTCTTCAATTCATGAGTATTTATAATTTAATGTCACCTATTATATCCTTATTAGTCCCAATAATAATTTTGATAATTCCCTTTTTTATTATTAAAATGAAAGGGTTACCTATCACTATTACCGAATATATAGAGGTATTAACGGTTGTAGCTAAACAAAACGCAATAGGAAAATTGTTCGTTGTTGATTTTAATACTATCAATTCTCAAGAAAAATTGTATATTTTTATTTCAGCAGCATTCTATCTATTTTCCATATATCAAAATTTTATGGTTTGTATACGATTTAATAATAATATGAGAAATATACATAATAATTTTAATGAGCTAAGAATTTATATAGAACATACTATCGTTTCAATGGAAAATTACTTACATTATTCTTCCAAATTAAAAACACACGAAGAATTTACATCTACACTCAGAGAGAAATTAAACACATTACAAAAAATACAACAAAAAATAAAAACTATTAGCGATTATAATATGTTTAATTTTAGTAAAATCAAAGAAATAGGTTATGTATTTAAATGTTTTTATGAATTACATACGGATAAAGTTTATGACGAAGCTATAATATATTCTTTAGGCTTCAATGGTTATGTGGATTGTCTTTTTGGACTACAACAAAATATTTCAGAGAAGAAAATAAATTTCACATCATTTGTAGATGATTCAAAAAAATCAGTATTTAAAGACAGTTATTACGCATGTTTAAAAAATGTAAATCCAATCAAAAATACAATTAAATTAAATAAAAATATCATTATTACAGGACCAAACGCATCAGGAAAAACAACTATATTGAAATCAACATTGATTAATATTTTATTATCACAACAGTTTGGGTGTGGCTTTTATTCTTCGGCGAATATTAGACCATTTAATCACATTCATTGTTATTTAAATATACCTGATACATCTGGACGCGACAGTCTTTTTCAAGCGGAAGCAAGAAGATGTAAAGAAATATTAGACATAATAGCTATCAATAAAAATGATACACATTTTTGCGCTTTTGATGAACTTTATTCAGGAACCAATCCAGAAGAAGCAGAACAAAGTGCTACATCATTTATGAGATATATCACAAAATATAAGAACGTTTCTTGTTTACTAACAACACATTTTATAAAAGTTTGTAAAAAATTGGAAAAATCCAAAACGATAATAAACTATAAGATGCTTACAGAAAAAAGAAATGAAGGTTTAATATATAAATATATTTTAGAAAAGGGAATATCCAATATTAAAGGGGGAATAATTGTGTTAAAACAAATGAATTATCCACAAGAAATAATAGATAACGTAATATAAATTATAAATTAATTCGTTATTAAATAAATTAATTTATATAATCTTTTTGTAATAAAATGGCATCCTTAGTAGATTTGTTTAATCCATCTTTTTTAATGTTTTTGGGAGTTTTAGTCCTTATTGTGGCAGGTGTTGTCGTTTATTTTGAAAGTAAATTGAGAGAACAAAATCATAAAATCACATCGATGTTTAGTTTAGTTGCTACATTAGTAGATGATATGAATGGTGTAAAAATGGGGTTAAATCGTTTAGCTATTCGTGGAGGAAGTACTGAACAACAACATAATTTAGGAACAAATAAAATAAGTGTAAAGAATCATTTAATTGAGGTCTCAGATGATGAAGATGAAGATGAAGATGATGATGATGAATCATCTGTTGATAAAATTGAAATTATGTCTGTAGGTGATACTGATAACGACGATGAAGATCAAGATGACGAAGATCAAGAAGATCAAGATGAAGATCTAGATGAAGTTCTAGATGAAGATCAAGATGATGATGACGATGATGATGATTATGATACAGACAATCGCGATAACGAAAATCAAAATATAAAGGTTTTGAAATTAAATATTTTAAATGACAAAAATATTTCAGATAATGAAGAGGAAAACTTTGATTTGAATAATACTGTCGAAGATTTAGAATGTGATTTAGAACCAGCAATTTTAGGTGAAAGTTATGTTGAAGGAGTTTTAAATCTTCAATATGATGAAAATAACATGAATCAAAATTTAAATGAAACTACAAGTTCTTCTTTTTCTGAATTAAAAACTATTTCAATTAATTTAGGAGAAGAACATAACTCAGAAGGAATTATTGATTATAAAAAACTTCAATTACAAAAGCTCAGAAGTATAGTTGTCGAAAAAGGTTTAACAAGTAATTCAGAAGCATCTAAATTAAAAAAACCAGAATTACTTAAATTGCTCGGCGCAGAATAAAATTTTATTATCATTATAGAATATAATATGAGTTGGGCAACTTGTTATAGCGGTTCTAATAACATAAATTTTAATTTTCCACCAATTATGTCAGATGGTAGAAATTATGCTTCATGGCAACCAGACGCCGTAATTAATGAGAGAATTCAAACTAACGAAGGTATTCAAACTAATTGGGGTTATCGTCAATTTTTGCAGAACAATGGTATAAAAATTATGAATTATAATAATAAGGAAGCTTGTAACGCTCTTGGTTTAGACCCTCATTACAATACTGATAAAACACCATCTGATAATGTTCCATATACATTTAAAGGTGTATTTGATGGTAGTAGACCAGGATTTGGTTACTGTAATTCAGACCTTAAGAATCCTTATTTATCGAGCGAACAATTAAACGCAAGATTGGTTGCTCCTACTATAAATCCAATTGACTACAAAAATATCAAAATTAACAATTAATTTACATTTGTTAAAAATTAATTTACATTTGTTAAAAATTAATTTACATTTGTTAAAAATTAATTTACATTTGTTAAAAATTAATTTACATTTGTTAATAATAAAAACAATATAATAAGTTTTTATTATTTAATATTATAATGAAAATTCTATCGATTGATGTTGGTATAAAAAATTTAGCGTTTTGTCTTTTTGAAAAATCACTTGGTACAGAACACTTTAAGGTTACTAAATGGGATATCGTTAATTTGTCAGAAGAGGAATCCTTAAAATGTGTATTTACTGAAAAAAATGAAATTTGTAACAAATCAGCCAAATTCAAAAAACACGATAAATGTTATTGTACTAAACATTCAAAAAAACAACAATTTCAAATACCAACAGCAGAACAAAAACCATCCTTCATTAATAAACAAAAAATTTCAAATTTATATGATATCGCTGATAGTCATAAGATTAAATATGGTCCAAAAATTAAAAAGGCTGATCTAGTCATATTAATTAACGATCATATACAGAAAATATACTTTGAAACAATCGAGAGCAAAAAAGCTAACGAAGTTAACTTATTTAATATAGGTCTAAATATAAAAAATAAATTAAACGAAATATTTAAAAATGAAGAGAAAATAGACTATGTGATAATCGAAAATCAAATTGGTCCATTAGCAATAAGAATGAAAACTATTCAAGGGATGTTAGTTCAATATTTTGTAATGTCGAATTTACACGTAGAAGATATAGAATTTATTTCAGCTTCTAATAAATTAAAAGATTGTGATGTAAAAGATAAAGAAAAATATAGTGATAGAAAAAAATTAGGGATATCGAAATGTTTAGGAGTATTGACAACAGATTTTCGATTCAACGAACATCTTAATTATTTTAACGAACATAAAAAGAAAGATGATTTGTCTGATTCATTTTTACAAGGTTTATGGTTTATTAATAATAAAAAATTATAAATTTTA